GCACAAAGACTTGCTGATAAAATTGTAGATGTAAAAATTACAAGATTTGGCCCACAAGTTGTAATAGATTATAATAAAGTATTGCCAGAAGAAAATCACAAACCACACAAACCATTGAACAAAGATGTAAAAGATGAGATTAAAAAAACAAATGATGGTTGGACAGATTTTAAAGCAGATTTTGATTTACCTGAAGAAACAGATGACAGATAGATCACACGAAATTCCTAATGGAATCGCCGTCGCCGGTTGTAAAATAGCCAACACAAGGAGAAACTAATGTTAAAAACATTAAAAAGAGCTCTTGCAAGTGGCAAGACTTCAAAAACACAAAAAGTATTAGAGTTACTAGAAACTGGGAAATCAGTATCTTGGAAAACTTTAAGAACTAAATTTGATCTAACATCGCCAAGAGCTATGGTAGATAAATTAAGAGCAGCTGGTAATATGATTTATATTAACAAAACTGCTCAAGGTACTTCATATAGACTTGGTGCACCATCAAAAGCGATCATCGCTGCTGGTATCAAAAAACTATACGGTACTTCATACGCTTACAATGCGTAATTAGTTAAATGATGGAGGCGAGAAATATATAACGCTCGCCTCCGTTACAAAATAAAATGATACTAGTAGACCTAAATCAAGTTTTAATATCAAACCTTATGGCACAGACCAGAGGCAAATCGGATATTAAACCCAATAAAGAAATGATTAGGCATATGGTCATTAATTCGTTAAGAGGTTTTAATTTAAAATTCAAAGAACAATATGGCACTATGGTATTATGTGCTGACGCAGGTGACCCTTGGCGTAGAGATATATACCCTAATTATAAACACGCTCGCAGAAAAGGCCGTGTAGATTCAGCCACAGATTGGGACAATATATTTAATTGTATTACAGAAATCAAAAACGAAATTGCAGAAAACTTTCCTTATGTAATGATGTACATAGAAAAGGCCGAAGCAGATGACATTATAGGTGCATTGGTGTTTAACCATACAAATGAACCTATTATGATTATCAGTGGTGATAAAGACTTTATACAATTACAATCAAATACAAATGTTAAACAATATAGTCCTATACAAAAGGTATTTGTTGGTGAAGGACTAGACCCTAAGAAATTTTTACACGAACAGATTATAAAAGGTGACCGTTCAGATGGTATACCTAATATATTAAGTCCAGATGACATCTTTTTAACAGGTGAGAAACAAAGACCTATTAATAAGAAACGACTTGAAGAATGGGCCAACGTTAGTAATATACCTCTTGGCAGTGAAACCAGTAAATATTACGAGAGAAACAAACGATTAATAGACCTTTCTTGTATGCCAAAAGAGCTTGAAAGAACTATTATAAATACATATAGAGAGTATAAGATACCTAACAGGTCCAAACTGTTACCTTATTTTATGCAACACAAACTAAAAGCATTGATGACAAACATTGGTGATTTTTAATATTCGGATATTGGAGTAATTATGGAACAAGAAACACCTAGGCACTCAAGCCTAATGAGTAAAAAAGGAATGGAGTCAGTAGCTCGTACGGCCACTAACGCTAGACCTTTAGCACACGAAATATTTACACAAGTAAATAACGCAAAAGATAAACCTAAAAAAATTGAAGTGTTAAAAAAACACGACGGTCAAGCATTAAGACAGTTATTAAAAGCTGCTTTTGACCCTAAAATTGTTTGGGATATACCAGAAGGAAATCCACCATTTATACAAAATGATGTACCTGAAGGAACAGATCATACATCTTTACTAGATGAAGCAAGAAAGTTATATCTTTTTATCAAAGGTGGTAGTAATATACCTAAAGCTAAAAAAGAAATGCTTTTCATACAAATGCTAGAAGCATTACATAAAGATGATGCTAAAGTATTAATCGACATAAAAGACAAGAAATTGAATCTTACATATAAAGGCCTTACAGAAAACTGTGTAAAAGAAGCCTTTAATTGGAACGACCAATTCATAAGAAACTAAGGTTTTAAGGGTTTTCCTAAAAAACCCTTTAAAAACAATGACTTCAAGTCATTGATTCTAAACACATATTTCTTTAAAAATAATCAAAATAAAGCTTGTAATAAGCATATTTACGTGTTATATTATACCTATGATAACAATGATTAGTTTTTTGTTTTGTGTGCTACTCATCACACAATCACTTTCTTATTTTTCTTTTCATTGTTATCATACAAAACTAACAACCATATAATGAAACACTATGAAATATATAACTAATATAGATAACTTTGAAGATTATTTAATTGATGATTCTAATGAATATAATGAAATGAATGATTACTTAGATAATAAAAAATTTACATTTGATAATATTGTAAAATTATATAAACAACATTTTACCTCTAAGAGAAAAGATTTAGATAAATTTTATTTTAGATACAATAAACCTTATATAACTAATAGAGAAATATTAGACAGAAATATTTTTATTTTAAAGAGTAAAATTTTACTTAATAAATCTGATAGAGAAATAGCTGATAGATGTAATTTATGTTATCTTACTGTTAATAGTTTATATAAAAAAATGTTAAAAGACCTTAAAAACATTATACAAAAAACATATTTACAAAAACAATAGAAAGATAAATATTATGAAGAAGTTTTTAATTTATATCACTATACTAGGTTTACTAGTGTATGGCCTTTTGACCCTTTTTATGAAGTCGGTCAAAGCCAGTGAATATAATACGGCTGTTATAGGCCACGTGATAACACAAAAAGTATCAGGCCAACAGATTGATGCTTCTAAATTGATGGAACAAGAACTGGCACGAGTTGCTCATTTGTTCGCTCTTGATAGTATCAATATATTGCAGAAGTATTTGCCTGCTATATTAGACAAAGTAGCTGCAGATTTAAGACTTGAAGCAGACAAATCATATAAATGTAACTTACTAAAGGATACAAAAATACAGGACGATTGTAAATAATGTATGATAAGAGTAACAAAAAGAAAAGTTTTAGCAGTTAAAAAAAAACTTATGCCATTGTTATCTTTAAAAGACAAATATTCAACCACATATAAAGATATTAAAAAGTTTTTTACAATACTCAACGAAGGATTATTTGATAACAAATTATCACCGTTTAACGATATAGAAATTAAAGAACTTAAATATCAAAGATGTATGGGACAAGTAATTCAATTAGATTTTAAAAGAAAAGGTACTAGAGTACATAAATTAGAAATGGATATAAAATACGATAATAAAAAAGATTTCTTGGAAACGTTAGCCCACGAAATGGTACATCTTTATCAGTTTACACAGTTAAATGATAATGGTGCCCACAACAAACTATTTTATAGTTTTAAGCCAAAACTTAAAAGTGTAGGTTTAAAATTATAAAACAACATAGGATATATAATGAACGTAGTGAATGAAGAAAAGAAAACAAAAAAGTTTAAAGACGAGTACCTAAAACCAATCATACTAGACGCAGTAAAGAAAGTAGAAGAATTTGCTTGGTTTAAAAATAAAGGCGAGAAAGAAGTTTACTATGAAGGACACTTTCAGGAAGATGTATTGAATAATTTTTCACAACGAGAATCAGAAAAAATATTTAGCACTATGTCAAGATATTTAAACGACAATCGTTTATTATTTTTGCAAAAGAAAGTTAAAATTAAATACTTAGAAAAAACCGATAACGGTATGTTAGTAGATGCTTCACAGTACCATTATGAGTATATAGTGAGTAAAAGATAATGAAACGTAGACCTTTAAAGTGGTATTTTAAATACAAATGGCCACGTAAATTACGTTATCATTTTAGACAAGTAATGGGTGTTATTGGTATTTGTTTAATAGGTTTTGGTATCGGTACATTTTATCCTAACTTTTTATCTAAACATAATATAGAAGAAAAGGCCGTAGATAAAACTGTACTATGGGCAAAAGAAATCGGCTTCGCAGAACCTAGAATTACAGTAGGTTCAGATGATGAATTTATAAAAACTATGCAAAGGTGTATCGCCTATCTTAATTTAGAATTACATAAAGGCGAAAGAATACCAGACGATCTTATTATTGCTCAGGCCATTATTGAGAGTAACGCAGGTCTAAGTAGATTTGCTCGTGAAGGAAATAATTTGTTTGGTATACGAGTATGGAATAAAGACGCAGGTATGTTACCACACGGTTATACTGATACATTATCTTGGCGTGTTAAATCTTATCCTACTAAATGTGCTTCAGTCCGAGATTATATTAAAATCCTTAATACTAAACAGGCATATGCTGAATTTAGAAAAATAAGAGATAAACAAAATAGATGGTATGGTAAAGTTGATGCTATACAATTAGCACAAGGTCTTGATAGTTGGAGTACTACAAAAGACTATGAACAGCAAGTTATAAATATAATTAAGAAACTAAGACAAGATGGAAAGGTAGTTATTAAAAGATGATAGAATTAATGTTTTTTATTATTATAGGAGTAGTTATAGGATTAAGTTACTATCTTGGATTTAATAGTGGTATTAATAAAAATTGTAAAAAAGAAGTAAGACAATTTTTACTAGATATGACAGTATCTAAAATGTTACACCAGCATTTTCAAAATAATGCTATGAATGAAACAAAATTATTTTTACAGTTTTTAGGTGTAAAGAATCCAAAAGTTAAACAACAAAAATTAATGACACCAGAAGAATTTGATTCTGAAAACAAAAAATAATTAAATGATTTTAACAATATTACTTTTCATATCAGGTATTGCCGTATCCGTTGTAGGAGCTTATTATTCTATTCTTGGATTGGCAGCATTGTTTGCTGGTGCCTATTGGGCAGTTATTACAATGGGAGTTACACTAGAGATAGCCAAACTGGTAACAGTGTCTTGGTTATATCGTAATTGGAATTTAGATTTATTACCACAATCTATAAGAGCCTATCTATTGTCGGCTGTATTGATGTTAATGTTTATTACTTCAATAGGTATCTTTGGTTTTTTATCAAAGGCACACTTAGATACAGCGGCACCAAACACAGGTAATAGATTACTAGTAAAGAATATTGAAAGACAAATAGATTCAGAAAAGAAAGCAATTGAAGGAGCTCAAAAGATAGTTGACCAATTAGATAAAGCATTAGATAAAGTCATAGATAAAGATGCTGATAAAGGTTTAATAGAAAGACAAAAACAGATTACAGAAAGAAATAGAGCCAACAACATTATTGCCAATTCATCTAAAAAGATTACAGATTTATCAAATCAAAAACTTAAATACGACAAAGACCAATTGGCCATAGACAAAGAGGTAGGGCCATTTAAGTATGTTGCCGAGATATTATTTGGTGATGCTGATGATGGTAACCTAGA